GAACAGGATGAGTATTCTAAAAGCATAGCGCAGGATTATCCTCATAAAGTTTGGGTTGGGTCATTACAGATCGGAGGTGATAGTGGATGGCGATATGCTAGAGTGCTAAAAACTGTCTGTTACATTGTAACTGGTGATTGTGAAGAAGAAGAAGACGGTACGCCTATCCCAACGAAATGGGAGATTAAAAACCACACTAACTACAACTAAAGGAGATATATAACATGAGCTACAACGGATATGAATCATGGGATCACGACCAAACCTGGCTTTGGATCAACAACGATCAGGAGCTTTATAATCTACTGATGAATAAAGTCGAGCTGGTTGTGTACATGCACATAACAAAAACTCAAGCGGTGTATGAGATGTTACGAGATCTCCCTAATAAAACACCTGATGGTGCTACTTGGCAGGCTGATACCATACTAGACTTAATAGACGAGAACTACGCAGAGCAATTACAATACTCATAGGAGATATATAACATGGAACTATTCATCAACCCTCGCGAAGTGTATGGTCGAACGCTGTATTACCCCGCTTGTGATCAATCTAAACTACTGGCGAAGCTGTCAGGCAAAGCAACGTTTACAACCGAGACTATTGACATCATTAAGAAGCTGGGATATACATTAACAACCAAACAACAAGAGGTGACGCTATGAAAAAACAAATAATTAGTTTGTACGACTACACCGGAGAAGCGGTGAAACCTTGGGCGGAAGCGGGATACGAATGCTTCTGCTATGACATACAACACAGCGAAGAAGACGTAATAGTAAAATATGCAGGTGGTGGTAGCATCACCAAAGTTAAGATGGATTTGCAAGAGACAATGGAAGATGGAAAAGGTTTTTGGTTTTACCCGTTCATTTTCTTTTTGTTAAAGCGGCACAGTTATAAAGCGCACATGGTCTTAGGTTTTCCAGTATGCACAGACCTTGCGGTGAGTGGGGCTGGTAGCTTCAAAAGAAAAGCTGAAGATAATCCACGATTCCAGATTGAAGCAACAGACCATGCTAAGGCGTGTGAAGTGCTTGCGTCACTGCTAGAGGTGCCTTATATGATCGAAAATCCTGTTAGTCGACTTGCTACGCTGTGGCGTAAGCCTAACGTATGCTTCCAGCCGTATGAGTATGGTGCATACATCCCCGAAGCTGAAGCAGATCACCCGTTATACCCTGACTACATCGCGCCACGTGATGCGTACTCCAAGAAGACGTGCCTATGGAGTGGTGGCGGGTTTGTCATGCCGTCACCTAAGCCGGTAGATTGTGAGTCGTTCGGCAGTAGTAGACAGCACCGGAAGCTGGGCGGTAAGTCATTACGTACCAAGAATATCCGTAGTGCTACGCCACGAGGTTTTGCACGAGCAGTATTTGAAGCTAACAAAATGGAGGTAAAATAATGAGACACATAGATGATTTAAGATTCGAGATAGAGGCTCTTAAAGACCATGCCACGCGGTCCAGTAACGAAACCCTAATGGCTAGTGCCTGCTTCATGGCGGACACACTGAACAGCCTGGAACGGTTCCTTACTGAGAGCGAACGCAAGGCACTTGTTAAGCCAATCAATACGCCTTGGGCATTTCCAGTTGGGAGGTCAGACAATGACTAAAAATAAACTGTTAGATTGGAGTTTGATACTGGTGGCATTGATTCACGTAGGTATTATGGTCTTCATGCTATGGGGGTTGAGCTATGTCATCGGATAATGAACGCCAGGCTAGGCGCGAGACACTCATGTTGAAACATCGCAAGAAAACAGGCGGGTTTGTTCCTGCCACCGGACATTCGCGCTTGCGGAGTCTGTACTCACGCTGTAGAATCGATCCGGCACTGGATATATTTTTATTTAAACCAAAGAAAAGAAAGGTCAGGACTTATGATTGATACATTGATGGATTCATTCCCGCAACATGGTTGCCCACGAGATAGGGGTTCGGCTGACGCATACTATCAAAGACCGTTTGATCCACACTGGTACCCTAACGGGACGGGCAAGGGCATTAGGATCGAGCGAGTTGACATGACATCTGAAGAGGTAACGGAGTATACTGAGGCTTACAATAACGAGACTGATCGAAAGGACTGGGGCTAATGAGTAATCAATTTAATGACAGCATTCGGGATAGCATTATGGATGACGTGTATAGCATGACTGAGGACGAGGTGTATCAGCATCTCTCAGTATACCGTAGCTTAGAGGGCTGGCGGGGCGATGCGGATGACGAGGCGTGGACTAAGTTAACGGAACTCCTCTACGGTGAACACTTGGACAGGGAGTATGGCTATGAGATGCGCTAGCTGTAATGAAACCCTGTCGGATTATGAGGCAACGCGAAAGGATTTGCATTTAGAATTCCTTAGTCTCTGCAACGCCTGCCTTTTCAGTTCCGACATGGAGGATGTTCTATTGTTGGACCGTCCAGATTTAAAGCATCACGCTGACGATCTAAGACGCTTCGAGGATGAAGGGCTAGTAGACTATACCTTGGACGATACAACCCAACCTGGAGGCTCTGATGACCTCTGAGAGGGATACTAAGGCAGTGTATGAGATCTTTCGGGATGATCGTCCGAAATACCAGATGATTTGGACTAACCATACCAAGCGTTTCTACATCTCAGGCAAAGAGGTGACGGAAGATGTTTGGACAACAGCAGTACAGGAGGATAAACAATGAGTGAAGAATTTGATCCGGACGAAGCCCACTACTATGCAGTGTTAGCTGACATGGCAGAGCTGATGTTAATTCACGGGACTGAGCAGGTGATGTATGACTTATTAGATATATCTATGGAGTTAAAGACTGTAGACTCTAAGAGTATTAATTAATTAAAAGATTAAAGGTCCAGAATGTTTTCTTTTAATGCTACATAGTGGTTTATTTTAGCAGATTTTTAAGCAGTTGTAAACTAATTTAAGGAGAACGACAGATGGGAGTACAGATACTAACAGCACAACCCTGCAGTGACTGCGGGAGTTCAGATGCACTAACGATTTACGACTGGGGGACTAAGTGTTTCAGCTGCAACAAGGCTACGTTTAAACAGACTGAAGATTCACTCAAGGTAGTCAGCGGGTCGAAGGGATTCACTCAGGTTCATGGTACATTCAAGACCATTCTTGATAGGAAACTCTCACGAAACACCTGTGAGTTCTTCAGTACATTCGAGTCAGATAATCATTACCATTTCCCATACTGTGACAATCAGGGCAACGTGGTTGCTTACAAGAAACGTCAGGTGGATGACAAGAAGTACAGCATATCCGGGAATTGGAGGGACGGTAAGATGTTTGGACAACACCTATTCTCTGCGGGTCAGAGCGTCCTAACGATTTGCGAAGGGGAGTGGGATGCTATGAGTACCTGGCAAATGCTGGGAGGTGTCAGTACCTACCCTGTGATTAGTGTGCGTAACGGGGCGGGGTCAGCGTTGAACGACTGCAAGAATAACTTCGAGTACATCGACAGCTTCGATACGATTGTTGTCTGTTTCGATATGGATCCGCAAGGCAGAGAAGCATCACAACAAGTAGCGGAGTTGTTTGGGTCTAAGGTTAAAGTCTTTAAGAACAATGGGAGTATCAAAGATGCCAGTGAGTATTTACAGAACAGTCGGGGCGAGTCGTTCGTTAAAGAATGGTGGAACGCTGAACGGTTTGTACCTGACGGGATTGTGGATGGAAGTACTTTGTGGGATATAGTCAGCGCACCGATGGAAGACAGTCTAATCAATTATCCTTACAAGGGACTGAATGATCTGACGTACGGTATCAGACCGAATGAGATGGTGATTGTTGCTGCCGGATCAGGGCTTGGTAAGTCGCAGTTCATGCGGGAGTTTGTCTACCACATCCTGAACAACAGTCAAGACAACGTGGGTCTGTTGTTCCTGGAAGAGACTGTCCGCACTACCGCTAGGTCGATGATGTCTTTACACGCTAACAAACTACTGCACCTGCCTACGACTAAGGTGTCAGATGAGGAACTCAAGCAGTCTTTTGATGCAACATTAGGGACGGGTCGATTGTTTCTGCTGGATAGTAACGGTGAGTTGGATGGTGCTAAAATCATAAAGCGTATTCGGTACATGGCTCTTGCGCTAGGGTGTCGTTATATCTTTCTTGATCACATATCAATCATTGTTGCAGGAGCACAGCGAGGGTCAGAGAGAGAAGCATTAGAAGAGATCATGCGGGACCTTCGTATCCTAGTAAAAGAAACCGGGATATGTTTATTCGGTGTCTCCCATCTTAAAAGACCTGAAGGTAAGGGTCACGAGGAGGGAGCGTTAACCAGTCTAGCGCACCTCAAGGGGTCATCGGCACAGGGTAACGTAGCGGATATTGTTATAGGTCTTGAGCGTAACGGTCAGCATGAGGATGAAGAAGAAAGACATACCACGAAGGTACGTGTCCTGAAGAATAGATTCAGTGGGCTTACTGGTCCTGCCTGTCGTTTGCTATACAACAAACAAACGGGTAGGATGGTCGAAAGATTTGATGAGGATGCCCTGTGAAAAGACTAGCGATTGATGTCGAGACTGATGGATTAGATGCCACCAAAATCTGGTGTGCTGTTACTAAAGACATAGACACAAACGAGGTGAACACATGGCTAGAAGCGAAAGAATTACGCCAATACGTAGGGGATCAAGACTTACTTATTGGCCACAACATAATCGGGTTCGACTTACCTGTATTGAGCAGGCTGTGGAATTTGAATACGGAATCCAACCCGTTAAGAGACACGTTGATCATGTCAAGATTATTAAACCCCGTCCTAGAAAAAGGACACTCCCTCGATTCATGGGGCGAGAGGCTAGGGCTAAAAAAAGGGGACTTCAATGACTTCGGTGGTGGACTATCTGAAGACATGGTGGCGTACTGCATTCAGGATGTTGAAATTAGTCATTCATTATTTACACATCTTGATGCTGGTCTACTGGACTGGGGTAAGTCCGTTGATCTGGAGCATGAGGTCGCGATGGTCGTTAAAATTCAAGAACAAAACGGATTCAAGCTAGATGTACCGAAGTGTATGGTGATGCTTGCTGATTGGCAGCAAACCCTTATGGACATTGAAGAAGAGTTGCAACAAGTCTTTCAGCCTATCACTACGCAGAGGT